TCGTCTGTATCTTACGCTTCATCCCAAGAAGATTCGTCTGCAGAGAATCAGTGAGGGAGTCTCTTTCCTTGGGTGGTCGTTGCAGGTCGGCCATATCAATGGTGGCAATCGATGCATCAGGAATTGGAGGAAAGTGATTGAAAGGGAAAATCTCCTGATAGGGGATCATAGACCTACAAGGGAAGAACGGTTGGCTTTTCGGTCCTCAATGAATTCATATCTGGGCATCCTGGCCCATCATGATACCTATAGGGTCCGATACAGAATTCTTGGTACCTTGGATCAACGTTGGTCAAGTTTCTTCCGGTTGGATTTTAGGATAAGGAAGATGGTGGTCAACAGAGTCCTGAAGAAGATGGAACAATGACAGAATTTCAGTGCAATCGAATCATTGGATGCTGTACACTCAGGGGAAACCATTTTGGTTCACCCTGTGATCTCCACCCCATTCCTGAACATGAACCTGACGTCATCCTTCCCGTGTACTGTTGCATGATCGACCAGTGAGTACCAAAGCTCATCAGAGAATCCCATAACCAAGCCATCAAGCTTTTCCAGTTCCTTAATAAACAGTTCAGTCTTGGTCTTGCGGTATTGCCTGTCCCGTACAGTTTCGTCCAAGGCTGCAAGCTCGTCATTGCCCCTGATGTACCGCTGTGAAAGTTCCTCGAACCGGGATTTGTAGTTCTCTTGGTCCATCACCCTCGAGGCGTTCTCAGTTGTGAGCTGCTCCATCATCCTGACGATTTCTGCCCTCTCTTCTCTCAGCTTGGCAAGCTGGGCCTCCTCTTCGGAAGTGCTGAACACCTCATCCCTGATTTCCCTAAAAGCCTTTATGATCTCGTCCTTACCAGTTATGAGCTTGTTCACTGCCTTGACGTACAGGGCCTTGATCTCATCCTCACTGAACTTGGGCGAGGGGCAGGGCTTTCCTTTGGTCTTGTGCTTGTTGTTGCACTGCCAGACCACCTTTCGGTATTGGTCGTTGGAGTGCCAGGTCTTGGGACCGTAAAACGCTCCGCATTCCGCACACCGGATGCGATGCGAGAACAGATGGTCGCCCTTGAGTGGCTTGGCAAGCACCTGACGGTTTGCGATCTCCTGCTGCACCAGGTCGAAGATCTCCGGATCTATGATCGCCTCATGGTTGCCCTGTACGTAGTACTGGGGGACCTCGCCCTTGTTGACCACCGCCTTCTTGGTGAGGAAGTCGGGTATGTAGTATTTCTGAAGCAGGGCATCGCCCTTGTACTTCTCGTTGGAAAGGATGCCGGACACGGTCGTGTCGTGCCATTTCGCCTGACCTCCGGGGGTGCCGTGTCCTTCTGCTGTAAGCCTTGCTGCAATACTGTTGAAGCTCATGCCCTGGAGGAAAAGAGCGTAGATGTACCGCACCGTTCTCGCCTGCTCGGGGTTCACCACCAAGGTTCCCTCCGGTCCCCTGTCATAGCCGAGAAAACAGGAGAAGGGGACGATGACCTGCCCGTCTGCAAAACGCTTGCGGAGCCCCCATTTGACGTTCTCAGATATGGAGCGTGACTCCTCCTGTGCCAGCGAGCTCATGATGGTGATCAGCAACTCCCCCTTGCTGTCAAACGTTTTTATATTTTCTTTCTCGAAATAGACTTCCACCTTGTTTTCCTTCAGGTTGCGAATGGTGGTGAGGCTGTCAACCGTGTTGCGGGCGAAACGGCTGACGCTCTTGGTGACAATCAGGTCGATCTTGCCTGCAAGGGCGTCGGTGATCATCTGTTTGAATCCCTCGCGCTTGTTGGTGCTGGTGCCGCTGATGCCCTCATCGGTGTAGATGCCGACGAACTCCCACTCGGCATTGGCCTTGATCATGGTGGTGTAGTAGTCGACCTGCGCCTCGTAGGAGGTGAACTGATCGTCCCTGTCGGTGGAGACGCGGGCGTAGCCTGCCACCTTCCGCTTTGGTCTGAGCTGATCGACACCCTGTCCTGATGCAAACTCCCGGATGGCCGGGATGACACGTACCTCTCTCATTGCTTTGCCTCGCTCTCTTGCATTCCTGCCATCTTCTGTCGCCTCAACACCCATGCATCGCATCTGGCTGTACTCTTCCATGGGGTTTTCAGTATGCGCCCGTCATGGAGATGGAACTCCAAGGAATCGGCGAATACCACGATCTGATTCACCTGCCCGTTAATCCAAGCCGCTTCGAACTCCGCTTCCTCGGATGCTCCGAAGAGAGGGCCGAGGGATGAGCAGCAGGCTTGGCGAAGGGCACGAAGCGGAAGATTCTTGGCACTGCAGGCTTTTATGCCGTTGTTCCTCTTGTTCGAGCAGCGGTACTGGCCTTGCTGGAATTCGGTGATGTCGTCCTTATTGGTGCTGGTGCCCGGGGTGTAGGTGAAAGAGCTGCCGCAATTGCCGCAGACCAGCTTTGCTGTGAAGCAGGATGCCACCCTCCATTTGACAGCACCCGTCTTTCGCCTGCGCTCCCTCTCTGCTTCCACTTCCTTATGCAATGCATCGTCGATGATCCTCGGATGGGTGCCTTCCACCACGAAGCGGGGGAGGCGGCCGCGGTTCATTCTCTTTTTGTGGGTGATGTGATCCTCAACGTAGGTGCGCTGGAGGATACTGAAGCCGCGGTACTTCTCCTGGTCGAGGATCCTGAGAATCGAGGTCTTGCCGAAAGGCTTGCCCTTTCGGTTGAGGACACCCCGCCTTGCCAGCTCCTCGGAGATCTCGGTGAGCATCATGCCGTCTGCGAATGAGCGGAACATGAAACGCACCGCCTCGGCTTCTTCCTCGATGATCTCGAAGCGCTCGCCTGTCCAGTGGTATCCGTAGATGTTGTAAGCCGGGAACTCTCCCTGCTCGAATCGTTTTCGGATGCCCCATTTCACGTTCTCACTGATCGAGTGGCTCTCCTCTTGTGCATAGGAGGCCAGGATCGAGAGCATCAGCTCCCCGTCGGGTGAGAGCGAATCAAGGTTCTCACGCTCAAAGCGCACCGAGATGCCCAGTTCCCTGAGTTTTCTGACTGTATTCAAAAGGTCCACGGTATTGCGTGCGAATCGGCTGATGGACTTGGTCAGGATAATGTCGACCAAGCCTTTGTGGCAGTCCTGCATCAGGCGTTGGAACTCTGCCCGCTTTCCTGTACCGGTACCCGAGATGCCTGCATCGGCATACACCCCGGCATATTCCCATGCGGGATTTGCTTGGATGTATGAGCTGTAGTGGCAGACCTGGGCCGAGAGCGATTCCATCGGCTCATCCGTATCGACCGAGACGCGCGCATAGGCTGCCACCCGGTTCTTGGCCGCAAGGGTTGGAGTGGGGGGATTGATTCTTGTTATCTTGGCCATATGCGTGTCCCCGCTACGCAGGTTAAGCAAGCCTTCTGTTTGTGATTCATATCTTTCCTCTGCATGAAGTTGTTTTGTGTTGTATCAATCACTCACATCGCGTTATTAGTCAACCGAACTCGCAATACAATCCCCCAAGCAGGGGCTTGTATCTTGCCAACAGCAAATCCCTTGCCTTGGTGAATTCAGCCTCGGTCAGAAGGCCTGCCTGCAGCATGCGTTGTGCAAGATGGAGTGATGCCTGATAGGCTGTTTCGGCCCTGAACTGCTCATCGTCCATCATCGACATCCTGGTAGTAGCGGCTCTTGATGTAGCAGTCATGGCTGCAGAACTTGCGCTTGGGATTGCCGTAGGCTGTGAAGGGTTTGTTGCAGTGTGCGCAGGTATGGTGGTGATGAGCCTTCGAGTTGGGATCTATCAGGAACTGGTGCGAGCTCCACCATTTCTGACGGCATGCATCGCTGCAGAATATCCGCTTCTTGCGCTTGGCAACCTTGATGATTTCCTTTCCGCATTCCTTGCAGGTACATGTTGCTGGTTCACTCGGTGTGCCCAGCAGTCCTTTCTTGGCAGCGCGAAGGCAGCAAGTCTTGACGGTTCCCTCCGGCAGGGAAAGGGTGGCGGCAATATGGCGGTAGTTGCAGCCGAGGCGGCGCATCTCAAGGATCCGGGTTTTCTGGTTTTCGGTCATCGTGTTCTCCTGCTTGAAGCCGGAAAACCGTACCCCTGTGATTGTTTGATGCTTCGGTATCGATCGGTCATTTCGTCCTCCTGGATGAGGGCGCATCGATCGGCCCTCAACAGCTTCCGTATGCAGATGGGGATTTGACCGAGAGAAAATGACGGGTTTTCACAAATATCTCCAAGAGTACAGGACTAACGCATGAAAGTTAAGTAAGTGCATATCCTGAAATAAGACCCGTCTTACAAAAGTGGAAATATTCGAATTGTTTTGAAATATTTCTTGTATGTGAGACGGGTTTTATGTAATATGTATTACACAGTATGTAATACAGGAGGTTTGGTAATGGCCTACCCCCCATGGGTGATGAAGTACAAGAAGAAGGGTCTGTACGTAAACAAAGTAAATGAAAGTACTTATCGCTTATATCGAGGGCATTCAGAGCGGGTTCCTGGAACGAATAAGGTTAAGAGAATAGTAGATGAGTACATTGGAACCATTACCGAAAGTGAAGGCTTAAAGATTCGCCCGGCGAAAGTCAAAGGAGAGGTACGAGTCCTACACTACGGAGGGTATGCTCTTCTTTCTTGGTATTGCAGACGTCATATAGGAGGGTTGTTTAGTCAAAAAGAGAAGATACCAATAGCAGTTGTAGCGATGCTGCTTCTTTTATATGGCAAAGCAGACGAGCTCAGTTATCAAGGAGATTGGATATGCACGATACACCCAAATATTGAGTTTCCTCTTACCGATAGCGATCAAAGAGAAGCAGAACGAGTTTCAAGAGGTTTGCACTCAACATTAGAGAAGGCATTACAAGAAGACACCGATCAAATGATTCGCTGTTCAAAGCAGATATACAAAGTGTGGGTCAATGGGTCTTGGGTTGAGCCAATCATTCCTAGGACATGTAGTGAATTAGCAACGAAACATCAGTTTAGGTGGGTATAAACACATGGCAGAGAAAGAACGCAATACTATGTTTTTAGCAATTAGGGAAGCTCTTGGGGGCCTTGGGGGCGAACTTGAGGGAGATAGGAAAGCTGCGAAGCGGGTTATTAATCGGCTTGTACAAATCTTAGAAGAGAGAGTTGATGAGCCAAGGATGGTGGCTAAAGTAGCATATCCATTACGTGAAGTAATCGTTTTTGCCTTCTTTGGTATATTAGGAGGGGCAACTACTTTCAGTGCTCTTGAGCAGTTTTGTCGAATCAAGGAGAAGTTTTTCAAAAAGTTTCTGCCCTTAAAGAGTGGAGTTCCAAGCCACGACACGTTTAATCGAGTCTTTTCCTTGTTGGATATGGATCAATTCAATGATGCTTTGGTGTTTTTTATAAGCAGCAGTTTCGAAGATTTACGGAAGGTATTAAAGATTCAAGAGCCGAAGATAAAGCAGCTGTGTGTCGATGGTAAAGAGGCACGCTCATCGGGGCGAGTAGATACAGTCCATGGAGAAATACGGAATATTCAAACCCTTCATGTATACTCAGTGTTTGACAGTTTGTGCCTCAAGAGTGTTCAAATTGAGCAAAAGAGTAACGAAATACCAGTAGCTCAGCGATTATTAGCGACGATGGACTTAAAGAACACCTTGGTAAGCTTTGATGCAATGAACACGCAGAAAGAAACAGT